ACCCTGTGTTAGAAAATCAGAGGGAGTAGTCCCAACGCCAATCCCTTAATAGGCGTTAGCTCCTGATCTGACTCTCTTAGCACAGCAGCGTAGTATCTCAGCTGTCCCGGAAGGTCATTCTCGCTGAAAGCGAAGTCGTCATCACCGATCTCATCCAGACACATTGTTAGTGAATGAATGGATTCTTCGGCCGGATATACATGCGAGAAAATCTCGTGAGCTTCCCACGCATCGGTTAGATACGAGTAAAGCCTGATGAGCGACTCTTTCCTGGACCTTCGAGCATGCCTCTCAGGGTATACTTCCCTTTGAAGGATCTCCATGGGGTCCCTGTGTGCCCAACCATGCATCCATCGGTGACCAAGGAAGTGCGGATAGTCTTCCAACTTTGTCCGCTCCGCGTGAGTGTCAATCACTTGACTCTTCATTACACTAAGAGTGAAACCCAGCTCCGCCGCATAACGGGCTAGACTCCCGAGATCATACTCCGAGTTTGACGCAAATATCACATCATCCCCCTGAATCCACACCCTATCCGACTTCAGGGCAGCTCCAGTGAGCTTGATCAGCACGTAGTTCATAAGAAGCAGATTAAGTACGCTTCCAACTATGCTAGTGAAAGCGGATCCACTTGGAATCCCTTTGTGCTTTTGGAACACTGTTCCATCTGGTGTAATGATACGCGAATGAATGAAATCGCTTACATACCTATCCCACACACTACGCGATTGCTCATCTAGCTTCAGATGCGTCCGTAGCACACGAAACACATCGTCTAGCATGAAAGCAGGTGCGCTTGCGTCAAACCCCGACCAATCTAGGGAATAGACGTAACGAAACCGCGACTCTAGCTCAGAAACTAGAGCTCCCTTCTCAACCGCCCGAAGACCGATTGCGAATGGACGTCTTCTCTCCAAGTTCGTATGGACTCTCTTCGAGAACGCCGCGCCCACAATACTCGTGTTGAGCGACGCCATCCATACAAGGCGAGTTTTTGGACCAGACGGCCCAGGCTGAACCCTACGACCGAACATGTAAGGATCAAAACCCCGGTCGCCATCCCAGATCCGTTGAGCAGCTCTGAGAGCTTTGTCCAAGACGTGCTTGTTCCGAGTGAAGTAAGG